CCGGTAGGCGGCACCTTAAAACTTAAAGGTGCACGCGGCTGTGCCGGAGGGAAAGAAAACCCTCCGAAGTGGTACATAGTGTCGACGCTTCAGAGCGCCCATGCACGGACCAACACGCGTCCTCTTTCGCATTTGCGAGTGCATGAAGCACTACCGATGCTGGAGCTGTGTTCTCGCTCCAGTCCTCTTGCAAGGACCGTACGCGTAAGAATTTCGCGTACGGACGGTGTATGTTCTTATCCCACTTAATCTGGCGACCCCGCACTTCCAGTGCGTCATGGTAGCCAGTTTTCCCGAATATCCCGGATTGATAAGGGACATAAGGGAGCGGACGGTGCAACTCGACTAACTCTGCGATGTGACTGGCTGTTCGCCAGAACCCCGCATAGAAGAAGAGATTACTTGCTTCCGCCCAGGAAATGAGACCTGAAACATCGTTGCTGCTGACAGGTAAGGGCTTCCTGATCTTGACGGGCGTAACATTAACCCCGTCGATCGCGTCAACCCCACAAGATTCTCTAAAGGGGCCATGAACGTAGCACTTTGCCTCATTCACAGCTAAAGAAAACTCTGGGAATATACGGAATAGAGTTTGTGCGGCCCACGTGGGGACGATAATATCGTCTCCATATACGTAGACCAGTCGCGCACACCGTTCCAATTCCCACCCTCGCAAGAACGCGATGCATGCCGTTGAGAGCAAAAAGAAGATTAGGCTCTCGACTGGAAAACAGCATGCACTCCCCATCGGTGCAAACTTACGGAGTAAAATTTCACTCCCGTCAGGAAGCACGGCAGATTTCGAGCGGCAGGCCTCCAATAGCCTGCACAGATTCGAAGGGAGTATAGCGCGGACGACCGCTAGTGAAACGCGGTCGCTCGCATCCTTCAAATCTATCGTGGCAAAGTTACCACGTGAAGAAGCATCAAGGGCAAGATTACCATTAACACGCTGATCACTAAAATTAAGATGACCGCGTGTAAATGAGCAGTACTCCAAGTACCGCATAAGCGATCTGCCCAAGGCTTGCTGTAGCCACATAAGTTCCTTTGGCTCCGCCGAGATGTATCGGGGGCCTCGAGAGTCCTTATTGACGAATAGGCCCCTCGCGGGTCCGATTTCGTTGGTGCGGTTCTCTTCGCCCAACATAGCAAGCATCCCACCAGTGAACGCAACTGTGCATTCAGAGCCCAGCCTACCATCTTCAGGATCGTAAACCCTGTAAGTGGCAAACCAGTCATCATATGGGAAAGATTCTTCAATATACTCTGAGAATTTAAAATCATATTTCTCACCTGCCTTTTCATGCGCTGCAACAGCGCCCGGGCCGTGCCTAGGGGGCTCCGTAATGGAGAAATCCCTCAGGATAAGGCGCGCGAACTCTATTGCATTGCAGAGGATAATTTCTGCCTCTGGCGATAGCCGCCCCACTCGTTCGGGGAGGTCTGCTTCAACCTCCTTAAACTCCTGAAGCCGCGCAACAAGCTGCGCCTCGGTGTACGGGAACTCGCACTTGTATAACAAGGTGCAAATTTGACCGATATAACCAAGGTAAGCCGATTGCCTTTCATCTTTTGGCAGTAACATGCCATCCGGCGAAAAAAGACCAGTGACCAAACCCATCAGAAATCGTGGGAGAGGTCCCGATCGTTGGCGTTTATAGCCTTCGATTGGTTGATAATGGCCTAACTCTACAGCGCGTAAAACGTGTTTGTAGAACGCTGGGAGAGTCTTTGTTAGGAATGACATGCCTTCGTGTAACGCACGGGAGCTAATTTCTTGTGCATCCCGCCTCATATGAAGGCCCGTTAGGGCCTCCACATCCGTCAGAACAGCGTTGAAGAGAGGCACATACTGTGCCACTGTACTCTTTGGGCTTTTCAGATCGGCCATCTAATTGGGCTCCATCTTCCCGTGCCCCATGGGACCGGAGCTGCGTCATGATTCGTTTCGCAGCGTCCGGGCAGAATTTGCACCAACCCAGTTCATGAACCCCGTAAGTGCGTCGCACACACGTGTGCGTTGCGCAGGAGTGACCCAAGCAGGGACACTCAGGGTTACATTAACGGTGTACGGTGAAATCTCGCCTGTGACGTCATTGGTCAAGTTCTCCTTGAATTGGTGCAGATGTCGATCATTTCCGACATTGCTCTTCTTCGATGGAGTGTGGTCAACGATTAATGCGGATTCCTCGCCTGTGGGCGTGGGATCGACGCTTTCCCGCTCAGTGCGGTAGTCGTTGCGCCGGCTCTCGTTGTAAACGTGGGCCTGCGTTGCAATGGTGATGGTTTGTCCTTGGTCTAATGCCATGGGGATCTCTCCTTATGTTGTTGTGTTGAAATCTAAAGGATTTACGATACAATAGCGCTAAAGGATGACCTTTTGTGCATTGCTACTGAAGCAACGCCATCCCTAGACTCAGCTGCATCCAACTCGGCCAAGTAAGACTTGGAATCCATGTTAGAGGTTCACTACCGACGATTCTATGGTATGTTTCCATATCTCCACTGTAGTATGTGGATATCGGGGTTAATGGACAAATGTGTTGCCTGCCTTGTAGCAGGACACCTTCAATGACGCGCTTAGACCAGCACATATCTGTAACTGTGGTGATCACGGGGACCGCATCAAAGCGGACCCGATCAAGCATTGCGCCAAAGTTCCACGCCCAATCCAATACGAAGGAAAAGGGAATTAGTTCCCAAATCGTCCCCAGTCCCGGGTTCACACCTAGGGCTGCGCATAGTGCGTGGACGGAAGCGAGCGATTCATCGACCCAGTCGGGCAAGGTATAATGATACCGAACCGTCAGGCCGATGCGCGTCACGCGACCGCCAACGTAGACATGCCGAAAGTACGGACCTGGTACATGATCATCAATATTCCGATCATTGCCGCGATGGCTTGCAAACAAGCAAGCTTGGTGGATTAATCCTCCACCTGTTTCGCAGTAGGTACAGGCCTGCTCTTCTACGACGACAGGGTCGACCTCATCAGTCCACTCGTATGATACGTGTGTCTTCTGGGGTTTTCCCGCGCCTTTCTTGAGCTCTTCTAGGGCTGCCCGGAAATCCAGGATAGCCTCGACGATGCCTATGAGGTCTGAGACTGTTGGCTTGAGTGCGAAATTATACTCAAGCCACTCCTTTGAAACGAGCCTCCGACTATTGTCAAACATTAGTTTAACGAAGCCGGGTTGCGCAGCGTCCGATCGGACGATTGAATGCGCTAGCCCGTTGAGTGTCTCATACGCTCTCTTGACGTCAGAGCCATCAAGGCTCAAAATACGCTTCAGCTTTCCACCAAGGCTTTTAACCAAGGCGGGCAGCTCAGCAATTTCCGCCAAGAAGACTAACAGATCGAGCTTTGGCTCAAGGCGCGGTTTTGCCCGCTCCCAAGCCGAGGACAATTTCCACCTATCAGCGTGAGATAATTCCACGTATTCTAGGTTGTCCACCAAGCCCGAAATGTAGTTGGGTAAATTCGATTTTCCTAAGATAGTGTTGGTCTGCCACAAATGGTAGCCAACGCCAGCTGCGCCTGCCTGATTAGCATCAGGTACAAGCATGTCTGAAATCCAAGATCCTCGAATTTTCTTATGTCTACATGGCTTAAAGCCACATGGTGGGAGAGGGCGAGGTTCGTCCTCCATAATCTCATGGCGAATTGGTAATTCGCAAGAGACGTCCCAGCCGGCGGGATAGGCGTGTTCATCCGCCTGATCGCCGACATGACCATAATATGATTGCCGCGCGGGCCGGATTTCACTCACCGGTCCCAATTCACGAATTCTCATATGCATAAGATCCCTAACACAGACCAAGGTGCCCCTCAGG